GAGATGATCTTACACCTGCTGAACATTATGCAGAAGCTCACCTTAAACTTAAGGCAAAATTAATTAAAGAGCTTAAGGCTAACATAGCTATTCCTTACTTGCTATTCATTACAAATAAGCTAATCAAACAAGTAGATAAAGCAGAAGATGTACCTACCGAAGAAGTGGAGTAATATCTCAGTTGAGCAGTTTATTGAGATAAGCCAAATAGACAAAGACCAGGGAGCTAATGCTTACAATAGTGAATTGATTTCTATAGTCACTGATATGACTTATGAAGAGGTAGATGAGCTAGACCTAGATGATATGGTTAAAATGGTAGCTGATATGAAGTGGTCAAACACTCAGCCATCTAAACAATATAAGCATGAGCTCCTAGGTATGAAGATAAAGCCATTGTCTAAGCTGTGCCTATTTGAGTACATAGATATAGACTATTATTTTAACGATAACTACCACACTAACATAGATAAGATATGTGCTATCCTATACAGGCAGTCTAAGGTAAATGAATGGGGTGAGGTAGTACTGGAGACTTATGACTATGATATACACATAAGAGCTGAGAAGTTTCTAGATCTACCAATTACTGAAGTCTATGGTATAGTGGCTGAGTTCCTAAAGTTTAGGGAGAATTTTTTAGATGTGTATAAGAATTTATTTGGCGAAGCTGAAGAGGAGCTAACAGCAGATGATAAGGCAGCCATGGAGCCTGAAGAGATAAAAGAGGTAGAGGCTGAGGTAAAGAATAATAAGTGGAGCTGGGAGAGAATGATCTACGGCCTTACTGATGGGGATATAACTAAGAGTGAAGCTGTAGGAGCTCTACCACTTACCTATGTATTTAATATGTTAGGGATGAAAAAAGAGCTAGACATTTAACGGATACCCCTCAATGAAATCAGCAGGAGGATCTAATGCATAGAAAGTGTATACTAGTTTTTGATTTTCTTTGACAACAGGCACCCATTGGTTCATAGGATAATTTTTACTAAGCCAATCAAAGTACTGTTGATATATTTCAGCAGTGATACCTGAGCTCTCCATTTCCTGAGTAAATTTATCTACAAATTCTCTAGGAGCTATCTGCCCATTATTAGGACCATAAGCATTAGAAGTTTGTGGTACTCCATTATTCAAAAAGATAAAGTAATACATTGCTATTATCTCTATCTCTAATCTTTCCATGTTTACTATCTGAGCATTAATTCTAATGCTATCTACTAGGGTACTTCCTGTAGGATTAGAGATATCATCTCTTACTATCCTTTTAAGAATAGTAGCCATCTTTCTCCTAGTAGGATAAAGCACATTGAATATACCATTTTTAGCGTATGCCATCTCTTAAATCTTTATAAATCTCTACTGTATCATCTACTAAGATAATACCCTTATCAGTTTCTACGTGAAGTTGTGTATCACTAATAATCTCAACAGGTCCAGTAATAGTGTAATCAGTTCCGTTAATATTAAACATAAGCAAAAACTTTGAATAAATCTACATTAGCTACATCAGCTATATTCTGACATTGCATAGTAAATAGAATATATTGGTTACTTGTTCGATTGAATGTGGTAGTTTGAATAGCTCCGACAGTATACTCTGATTGTGTAGAACCTACCATTGTTCTAAGACTTGTGCCATCATAGCTATAGTTACGTTCGCAATATCCTAAATAAGCAGTACCTCCACCATTCATAGTGTATATATTACTAATCAATGTAGCACCTGTTAAGCTATTAGTAGTGTTAGAGTATATCCTGCCATACATTTGCCCCAAGTTACCTGATTGCCTATGCATTCTAAACACTAACTGCAAAATGTTATTAAGGCTAAAAGTATTCGCAGGTATTAATAAAGAGTGACAAATAGTGACAGTGTTAAGAGTGGTAGGAGTTCCTAGTATACCACTATACCCTAATAACTTAGGCCCGATGGTCACGTTACCACTACCTACTAATGAGTTACCATTAACTGTCTTTATGTTGGTACCACTTACTAGCGTAGGTTGGTAGGTAGTAGTATCCACACTTCCATCTGCTTTCAAAAATTGTGTAGATGTACCGCTAGTTTTCTTTATAGTAGTAGCTTCTAAATCACCTACAATAGTAACAGCATTACCGCTGCCGCTTGTCTTGTTAACATATATACCCTCACCTGCACCACCTTTAGTGATTGTGATTGCCTTACCGCTTCCACTAGTGTGATTAACGGTTAATGTATCAGAACTTCCACCTGTAGCAAACGTACCTTGAGTAGCTGTTAAATCATGACTACCTAAGTTGACATCTGCTGTTGCACCTGTGTATGGTACTTTGTTATCTAATGCACCTTGCAAATCAGTCTGAGCTGATAGCGTTCCTGTGATACCTCCCCAAGTTGCACTACCACCACTAGCAGCTGCTATAATTTGAGCGCCTGTGATTGTGTTATTAAATTCCACCCCACCAATAATAGAAGTGCAATCTAGTAAATCAGTTGGCTGTAAGTCGCCTATATGTGCTGGAGCTGTTGCTCTCCATTTACCCCACCATCCCATATCTTAGCTTGTTGCGTTTTCCCATGCCTCAATAACATTGAGTGAATTTCTACTACCTCTTAATGCTACTACTATATCCTCCATGTAGTTATTAGATCTACGAGCATCACCTCCTGCTGCTTCTAAGATATCAAACATTAAACACTTAGATCTATTAGGATTGACACCGTAGTATTCAGCTATGCCTAGAAGTAAGCTAGTATTATCATATCCTGTTACCCCTAAGTTATCTGCTATTTGTTGTAGTGTATTATTTGCCATACCTATATTAGTTTAGTAAAGTGATTTGTTTAGATCGGCACAGCGCAGTCAGTCCAATCATTGACAGTAAGAGTGATAGTCATCTGATAGCCTGCAGCGTAATCTAGCAAGTCATTGTTGAGGGGTGTAAAAGTAGGCACACCTACCACATCAAAGTCATAGTCAGTGCTATCAGTAAAGTATACATTGAGATCACTAAGGATCTGTTGAGTATCACTAAGAATAGTTATGATGTTAGCTCTATCCTTTTGTATGATGTCATAGCAGTAGATATCGAAGGTAAACTCAGTAGTGTTCTCAGTTGGGATAACTCCACTAGGCACGATATACACCAGGGGATACTTCTCATCCTGAGTAGCAAAGTTATAGAGCTGCTCTTTGAAGTCAGTACCTACCTTAAATACTTGCTTATGGGCTGTGTAAAATGCTATTATTTTATTGGTTATTGCTTGTAAGGAATTCATAGCTCTGAGTTTTTATTTATCATGTTAATTTTCTTTTGCACGTTTGTTATCTGAGTTTCACTAACCACAGCTGTAACCATCATATTACCACTACCACCTGAACTATCACCTCCTGCACTCATAGCATTAGCATTGTTTGATGAGCCAAAGAGCTGAGCTGCTTGAGGTATCATAGTGGCTGTATTGCTACCAGTATCTCCACCTCCAGTGTCACCTCCTCCTGCTGTTACAGGGGTAGATGGTGATGTGAGTAACTGCTTAGCCTTAGCTATGTTTGTCGCTATCTGAATAACACCTGAAGCAAATTGTGCTATACCTGCACCTCCTGCTGTTACACCATTCAATGGGTTAGTATTAGCAGCTGCTACCAATGCAGAGATAGCTTTAGCAGTATCAATACCTATTTGAATAAGAGCAGAGGCCTTGTTAAATTTCTCAAGTTTCTTTTGGTCCTTAATGAGCATCCCTCCTAAGTTGGTGAGCCCATCTACTGTATCCTTAGCAAACCCTAACTTAGCATCTCTTACTTTTCTATTATTTTCTACCTCAGCATTAGCAGCAGCAATGTTAGCATTATCAATATCAATATCATACTTATTCTTTAGGGCTAGCAAAGTCTCAGCATTACCATTAGCAAGCTGTTGCTCTTTTAGATACTGAGCCTCAATGGCCATTATTTTACGTTGATCATCAGTTAGGCCTAAATTGTTTAATGAGTCTAGCAAAGCCTGCTGATCTGCTATCTTCTTATCTGCTCTAGCCTTAGTAGTAGCTTCATCTGCTATTCTCAACTGCTCTTGAAATTCTGCAAATTGTGCAGAGTCTGCTCCATACTTTTCTTTAGCTGCATTAACAGAAGCCTGATAAGCTACCTGTTGCTGTGCTGCTATCTTAGCCTCACCCTCAACCATGTTAGCTATCTTTAATGCATTGAGTGCCTGGAAGGCTTCGTTTTCTTTTTGCTTTGCAGCTGCTAGTGCAGCCTCAGTCATTTTATCCTTCTCTTGAGTTTCTGCTAAATCAAAGGCTGCTTTTAAGTCTTTCTTTTCTTTGTCAGTCTTAGTAGCATCTTTAAGCAAATCAGCTCGTAATCTATCATACTTTTCAGTAAGTGCCTCTGCTTCTCTTTTTGCATTATCTTTTATAGCAGCTATTCTTAAATCTTCAATTTGTCTTTCAGCATTTAATCTGTTTGTATCATATTCTTTTTGGTCTGCTTTTCTTTTATCATTAATAGCCTTATAGACAGCCCTAGCATTCTCAGCTACCTTCTTTGCATTATCAGTGACCTTATCTTCATTATCAGCTACCTTCTTTGCATTGGCTGCGTACATCTCCTCTCTTGTATTATAGCCATCTTCTATAATATCATTTTCTGCTTTAATCTTGTCTATTAATTCCTGCTTTGCCTTGTCAGCATCTTCGCCTACCATATGGGCCATTGACTCTAAGGTATCCTCAGCGTTTTTCAATCTTACCTCGGCTTCAGCAGATTGCTCTTGAGATTTTTGTACTTCTAATATAGATGTATCTTTACCTGCTATCCTTGCCATAGCTATCTCATGGTCATAGTACTTACCTATCTTTTCAGTTCTTAACTTACTAGCCTCTGTGCTTTTCTCAGCAGCAGCTTTTACAGCCTCAGCATTCTCATCAGCAGCATAAGAGGTAAGTCCCATCATATCAGTGAGAGCTTTGAAGCCATCTATAAGAGCATAGATAGGAGCCATCAAAGCATCGATAACTACTTCTAAAACTCCGAAATACTTAAGCACCAATACTACAGCTGCTACTATTCCGACAATAACTAAAGCTAGATAAAAGTAAGGGTTTGTAAGTAACTGTAATCCTATCTTAAGCATCTGAGCTCCCATTTTTCCTGCAGCAGAAGTAAGAGCTCCTAAGCCAGAAGTAAGATCTGATAGTTTTAATTTGCTAAGAGTACCTGTAAAAGCAGTTACCTGAGTAGCTGCCTTCTTAAAGTCTAAGTTCATTAGACTATCCTTAATGCCACTTACTTGATTTCCTACCTGTTGAATTGTAGATCCTGTGCTAAAGTTCTTAATAGTCTTATTAGTATCTTTAAGCTTCTGATTAAGCTCACCTGCCCTGGAGGATAATCTTTCTATCTCAGCAGGATCCGTAGCAGTTACCAAATCACTCTTGATCTGCTTAAGCTCAGCCTTCATCTCACCCAGGCCTGCTAATTTTATAGGGATTATTACCTCGTTCATCTTATCCGTAGTATTTAATTTCGATTGTTGTATTTAATAAGTAACCATCTATGTATCCTGTACCTATTTGTGAGGTAAATATTTCTATATAATTTCCTACACCTATGTAGCTAACTGATATTATTCCATCATAAAATACATTATTGATTAGCACAGTTATCCTAGGAACTATTATATCACCTATATTGTATCCATCTAAATATCCTTTATACGCACCCACTGCTCCTCGTGTCCAAGTAATACCACCTAGCGTATCATTAAGCACCTCAGGTATAGGATCACCTAATCCTGCCTGTGTTAAGTTAGCAGTGTATACTAATGGAGTGATGCCTACAGGTACTCCATTAAATGTGCTAGCTCTTAGGTTGTCTCCTACTAAATCATTCTCACTCACTATGTATCCATCACCTACTACCACTGATCTAGTGCCTCCCACTATTACGTTACCTCTTCCCATTACCTGAGCAGTAGCCTGATTGCTAAATACATTAGAGGTAATCATTTGAGTAGTATTGATACCACCCATAGCTAACATCTGCATAGGCCCTGTTGCTGCCGGAGGGGTAGGTATCACTGGACCACCTGGTCCCATGAAAGGTAAAAAGTTAATCTCGTTATCTATGCTGATGAGTTCTACCCTTGTAAGCTTGCGAGCATTGGCATCGTAGTCTATTACCTTATTGATATTCCACCATGAGTTATCTATCCTTATCTTATCATTTAACTTAAGAGCTTGGATATCATTCTCCTTTAAATCAAAGTTGGCTATGAGCATCTTACCATTGTTAATCTGCCCCATTGTACGCCTCCAGTATCTGTTGTATAGATTGTTGTCAGTTAGGTTGCTAGGTTGGTAGTAGTAGAAGTCGCAGATAGCGAAGTTAATATCAAAGCTTGGTGTAAGTGGATCGTCAAAGTGACCTACCAAAGGATAGCTAGTTAAGTTACTTTGCCCTACAGATCCATAGTCTAAAATAGAGTAAGGCCCACAGGTTGCTAATGCTACACCTGTAAGTGTCTTATCGTATAGTATCCTTATGTTTGTCTCAGGTGCTGCACCTGCTATCATAGGTACGAATGCTCCGAACAAAGTTTTGATAACAGGAGTAGGGCTAAATAGTATAGCCTTAGTTTCTACCTCTTTAACATACTCATTATCGAAGATAACCTCAGCTTGACCATAGATATCATTAGTGGCATTGGTGTAGGTTGTATTAGGCCCATCTTTATCAGCTGCATAAGTAAGTATCACTTTCTTAGCTGTAATCTCAGGTAAAAAAGATAGCTCCTGCTCCTGGTCTTTAGCAAGCTTATCAGTCCAATCTACCTCCACACCACTATCATAAAAGTCATCTCTATTTTGCAGTAGTAGTTTGTTTGGCTGTACGTTATCTACCTGAGCATATAGGTTGTACATGTTAAAGATGCCCTTAATAAAATCTGACTGCTTAATCTTCTTAGGCACGTAATCATTAACATCTATAGTACCACCTATTGCATAGATTGTGCTACTAGGTACAATGCTTAGTTGTATGTTTGTTATCACAGCCTGTATAATTATCTGACCAGCAGCTGGAGGAACGCCTGATGGTAATAATTTTTTCCATGATCTATATGTAGTTACACCTGCAATAACGAGATTAACTTGATTTACATTTATCCCTAAAGTACCTAATGATAATTGATTAAGTGTTGTATAGCCAAGTGGTATAGTAGTTACTATTGTTTGAGTAAGTATATTAGTTGTACCATTAATTATAGATAGTGGAGCCTGCACAGCATTATTTACTGATGTACTATTAGCAGGAGGGGTAGTATTAGTATATAGGTTGCTAAAGATAATAGGCTGCCCTGCTGCACTAACTCCTAAACTTGGTTTGTAAAATATTGGAGCAGCTACACCTGATGCATTACTAGCAAAACATGTTACCCCTGAAGTATTAACTATATTAAGCTGATAGCTCATAGTTATCTGATAGTCATACTGCTGTGAGTTAGCTGAGCTTATATTGAATGGTGTAGTGTATACACCTGTGATAGGGTTAAATATATTCTGAGGATCTTCTAGCTCAGTAAAGTTATCAATATTAATCTTAGTGGCAGGCGTAGTATTTGTTGCTATATAAGCTATATTAGAAATACCAAAACCATTGTTAGCCCCATTGATTGTAGTAGGCACTGTTTTTTCTGCTTTAACCAAATAGTCATTATAGTCAAAGTTATCTACCCCTCCATTGTAAGGAATGAAGAGCTTATCAAATCTATCGTATGCAATGGTAGGCCAATCATAAGTAAAGCCAGCATCTTCAAAGATCCTATCAAAGTATACCTTAGCAAATATAGCAGGCTTAAACTCTTGAGTGTTATAGATGTAGGCTGAGTTAGCAGGGAGAAAATACTTGAAGCCATTTACCACCGTATTAGCAAATCTATTTTTTACATTGAATGCATCATAGGTATGGTTGAAATCTGAGAAGTCTATATCAGTTAGTTCCTTGTTAGCTATAGCTGTAAATAAATCTGCTTTACTATCCTTAATCAATACCTCATACTCTACATGCTCCTCATAGCCATCAGTCATCTGAGCCTTTTTAACTGAAGTAAGCTGAACAGATACATCCTCCATAATAGGGATACCATCCTGTATAACTGATCCTGTAGTAAGAGCATTGATGTTAAACGTGCCCTCAATTATATTCACATCATAGTAGTGGTTGAGTAGGTTGTTGTTATTCTTGCTACCAGTAAGAGTGATAGTCTTAGAGTAGTTACCTTGTCTCTTAGATACATCTCTAATATCTCCTACCTGAAAATTCAAAGGGAAGGCTGTACCCTCCTTAACATCTAAGTAGCCTGTTGCTAATTGTATCCTTACCATCTTAAGAGTTTACTATATTGTTATTAGCTAGCTTAACTACTATGCTCTGCTTTATCAAATTCTTATTGCGTTGCTTAAACTCTTCAAAGGTAGAAGTGACTATAGTGCAGCTCACATACTCCTCACTTTCAGGTAGCTCACAATCTGCATCATAGTTGCTTATCTTAATGTAGGTGTTAGGTGAGCTTAAAAGTTCTGTGAAGTATAGAGCCATATCTTGGTTCATCCAATCAGTATTGAGTGCTATGGTAGTATCAGTAGAGATATAAGTGTTAGTCATACCTGTCTCAGTGGTTTCGTATAACCATCTATCTATACCTGCAGTCTCAACGTATCCTGGGATATCTTTGTTGAACTGTTCACGTGTTATGTTGCCTGTAGTGTATGCCCTTCCTGTGAAAGCAAAGCTTCCCCATGAGCCCATGCGATCTAAGAATAAGATAGAGTGCTCTACTGTTCTTACCCTTCTATCTAAGTTTATCTTGTATTTCCTTGAGCCAGGAACACCAGAATTTCTAGCATAATTTACTGTGTACCATTCAGTGGTAGGCTTAATCATTGGTAGAGCTCCTGAGATAACAGATAGTAAGCCATAGTTATTAGGGCCTGCACTTATGCCACTAACATGCTCTGCAGCTGTAACAGTCTTTTCAAATATATCACCGTCACTGGTCTGAAAAATAAATGTATCAGGAGGAGTAGGTGAGCTATTGGCTACAGCATTAAGCCATAAATCCTGTGAGAGTGTAGCATAGAAATTAGAAGATGGTAGGTTGGTAAGCAGTCTATCCTGAAAGCTGTTAAGCATAAAATCATTATAGTCATAAGCAGGCCACTCTACCCATCTGATAGCTCCGTTAAATACAAAGTTCTTAATGGCTGTGATGATATTTCTAGTGATTGTCTTTCTACCATCTGCATAAGTGATAGCTCCTCCTGTAGTTGAATTAGTTACAGATCCCCATGGTGAGCTCACTACTATGTACAAAGGGTTAGCTACTAGCACAGTGAAGAGCCCTTCTAAGTTTGGGTTAGCTGTAGGACCAGGTATGTTTTGGGTTATGTTAATTTGGTCTCCTACCACAAATGTGTTAGCTACGTTTATTCTTACCTTGCCTACATAGGGAGCTGTTACCCATTGAGTAAGTGCTAATGAATAAGTGGTAGTAGTAAGATACTCTTCCCCTACCTTTACATCATACTGATAGTGGCTGTTGTTTGCATCATATACTGAGGTGTTAGTCAAGTTAAGGTCATAGCTCACCTGAGCCTGTAAGAGCTTCGATAGATCTACCTCACCATAACCTGTGCCATAGGTAGGCATTACCCTGTACTCTGCTATCTTGTTAGCTGTACCACTTTCATAGATATCAAAGATATACTTAAAACCTTGTAGGTTGTTGTTTGAGCTATCATAGATAAATTTGATAGGATTGTATGCAGGCATCAGAGGTTGTGCCCTTGCTATGTTAATTATTGCCATACCTATATTATTTTAATTGGTTATTTGTTTTTAAACTCAGCCATGGCCACAGCATAAGCTTGATCTAGTAGCTGAAGGTGCAGCTGCATCCTATCAGGTCTATTGAATACTATCCTCACTTGCTTACCTGTCTTATGGAATATGAAGGCTTGCACCACTTGTATCTTATGTAGTATATCAGAATGCATAGTACGAGTCATCGGTGTAATACTCCTGCCTTATGTGAGTAGTGGCGTATCTTATTGCATCCATTGCATCATCAAATAGTTTGACAGGCTCATCAGTTATGAAGTCACCTATCTTCTTCCATTTATAATTCTCATACTCTCTTCTTATGGCCTTATCATCCTGGCAAAATACACCAAAGGTCTTAAGGTTATCAATACCTTTCTTTACCACCTTGTTAGCATTCTGTACGTCATAGCCTGCTATATTCATCTCCTGTATTATTTCAGGTCTAGAGTAATCTGCTAAGATGGTAACGGTTTGTTCTATGTTCAGGGTTGCTAGCTTCTCTATGAGCATTGTGGTAGTCAGGTAGCTCTCATATATCACAGGCTCTATGTAGATATCATTGTCACAGTAGTACACCCTCATCAATGCTGTGGGGTGATTGTATCCAAAGTCTAAGCCATATACGTACTTAACAAACTTAGCAGGCCTATGAGCTACAAAGGACCATTGAGAATAGATGTTACTCTTACTGATAGCCTTCTCACCTAGGGCATAGATCTGATACAGTGCCTCATCTGTTCTCTTGAGATCCTCTATCTGAGCTTTGATGCTTTCAGGTAGGAAGGGATTGTCTTTGTAGGTGCTCTTTATCTTTATGCTTTCCTCAGCAGGTAGCTCATATAACCATGATGCACTATCAGATGGGTTGTAGTCAAAGATTAGCTTATCCTCCGTTCTCATATTCAGCTGAGTGAAGTCATCGAAGTAGAGCTCATTGGCTTCATTGCACCAGGCTATGTCTCTTTTACGTCCCCTTATCTTTTGCTCATCATCTACTGAGAAAAACTCTACCATAGATCCATTGGCAAAGGTATAGATGTGCTCACTCTTATTATGCATCTCTTGCTTATACAGCCCTATGTCTTTTAGTATCTCTATGAAGTCACGAAGTACTGTAGCACGTAGGGCAGGGAAGGTTTTACGGATAACTGACACCACCTTATTGTTATTCTGCAGGCAGTAGATTATCATCAGCTGACAAAGGCTGTAAGTCTTAGATGAACGGGAGCCTCCCTCATTAATTATGAAGCGTTTGTCTCCTGCTATGGCCTCATAGTTCTTTTCAAAGATGACTGTGCTTTTTATCTCCATAGCAAAGCTAGTACCTAGTTAGATACTATATTGTTATTATTATTATTATACTATACTACTACTTAACTATAGTAACAGTAATAGCACTTATCTTCTCATCACCACTGGTTACATCTGTGTGCTCTTTCAGTGCATTGAGACGTTGAGTTATGGAGGGGTTGAATTGTCCTACCATACCCCCAGTGATTTGATCGTTACGGATCTCTTTCTTTATGTGCGTACAGATTGTCCTATATTCAGAATATCGACCATCAGTGTTATCAAAATAATGGTGAACATCACTGTAGTTATTATAGCAAAATATCTCAAAGCCCTCATTAGTCAAAGGTACTCTTAAAGGCTCAGGAACCATCTCTGCAGTCTTTTGTGATAGCACCCATTTTATTCTAGGGTTATCTGCACAATGAGCTTTATAAGCCTCAAATATCTCCATTAACTTCTCAGGACTTTCTATCAATTTAGGCTTAGGCATTATCCCTGCTGTTTATATTGTTTAACATAATTCTTAGATGCTTTCAGCTTAGAGTTCTTAGTCTTAGCATGTACACCTGGTCTCTTAACCTTAGGCTTAGATAGTGTCGAAGTAGAGCTAATCTGCTTTTTCATTTTCTACACCTTTATACTTTGCCTTAGGAGTGCTCTCTTCAAACAAGTAACCCAAACCTATAGAGGTATAGTACTTATGCTCTTGAGCCATCTCTTCAGTTACTTCAATCGTGTTTTCATAGTTGCCATTGTAGGTAGTGATATACTGACCTAAGTATTCATTCTTTGTTTTCATACTGTACTAAAATTAAAAATGTATAATAAAATGCTATCCATAACCCTGCAGCTCTTGAAGCCCAAACAAAGTCTAATGTAAACAATGCAAGGCCACAGCTCAGAGCTAACAATAGGCTAAAGATACTAATTAATTGGCTCCACTTCATACCTATATTGTAATTTGTTTATGTTTTGTTTTAATTCTTTGATCAGGTAGTAAGCAGAAGTGTGAGTAATACCGAAATAGATAGCCATTGCTCTACTAGTAATATATCCTTTATCTATGTAAGCTTCAAATACTATTAGCTGTATCTTATCTGTTATCTCATTACGATAGATCTCTATCAAACCTTTGTTAAAAGAGTAGGCTCTATCCTCCCTAAGCTTATGCACCAGGTCATCATCATCTGCAGGCTCAGTGTTTGGGTGCTCAATGGCTGTTATCTTATCATCCCTGTGGCTCTTTGATGTGGACCATAGGATCTGATACTTAATTGTATTGAGTAGATAACCCTTTACCTTATCAGGATCACCATCTATATTAACCACATGAAGATATGAGTTATTGATAACAGTATCAGCGTCGATATAGCTCCCCATCTTAGATAGGAAGTATGAAGTGTATGCCCTCACCTCAGCATAGTTGCTGCTAATGTACTTGTCTAAGGCTCTTTTCATACCATTGCATAAAGTCCTTGGACCATATCCTCCTCCTAACTGATGCACAAAAGCATTCTCTAGGCTGTCTACCTTCGTATTTCTCTTTAATCTTAAATAATTTGATGCAAGAGTACTTAGTATACCTTTCACTATCAGGTAACTTTGCTATTGTATCTACGAGTTCTATCTCAGCTTCTGTAAACATTCATCTAGTATATAAGCAATTAGTGCAGCCTGACAAGCCAGGATAAAATCAAAGGTACAAAATATAGTAAGCCAAAAAGCCACACATTTAATACAGCTCAAAGCAGAGTGTATATGTATGGCTATTGGGTACCTAGTGTTATACTTAAATAAGTAGTTAAAAGTTGCTTGCAGTGGCTCAAAAGTAACAAACCACCACGCTAATGGTATAAGGGCTAGTAATATCATGGCCCAAATATAATCAAATTATTTAGAATGGCAAATCATCATCTGAGTCATCTGGCATTAGTGGTATCTCTGTATGCACTGGCTTAACGTATGGCTCTTGAAATGTAGTACTAAAGTACTTTATACCTGTCTTACTTTCTTTAAGCCATAGAGCTACCTCCATATCTTTACCGTTTACATTTACCTTACCCTTGTAGTCAGGATGAGTTTCGCTTGTCTTCTTATCATTTTTGAAGATAGCACCTGTGTTGTTTTTAGTTTCCATTGTTAATCATTGTTAAAATTTGTTAATAAATATGCGATTGTGCACCACCACCCCCACACCACAGCAGGGGTAAGTAATATTGTTAGTAGGATTATCATACGATCCTATCACTAGGCCATACTATCTCCTCACCACACACCTCTAGTGTGATAGCTTCTGCATACTCTAGGGCTTTCTTAGCCACATAGTTAGGGCTTATCCCTTGTTGGCTTAGCATTAGTGCCTCCATAGCCACTAGTATAGCCTTCTCCTTAAACTCTTCTCTTTGTATCATAATTGTTTTATTAGTTGGTTAAAATAATCCCTGCACTGTTCTACTCTTAATTTTATCTGCTCTATCACCTCATCATCTCTTTGTATTATAAAGGTCTTTACTCTTTTAGCATCAGGGATATGATTGAAGCTGTGCTGTTTTTGCACCTGGTCTCTAAGATCTAAGCTCTCCTCCATTAACCCTAACTTATAGTGTGCACTCTTTACCTCCTGCTCTACTATGGCATGGGGTGTATTGGTTAGGCAGTAACATAGTAGTGCCTCTTGCTTATCTGTGAGCCACATGTACCCC